ATTCCGTTGAATGAATCTACGTTGTGTAAACAGTTATGCCAAATAGAGGGGTTTAATTACTTCAGCACTTGGCGGGATGAAAACTTTCTGTATATAAGCTTTTGGAGATAAAAAATGGCTGAGAAAAAATTGCACGGAGTTGTGGTTCTGTATGTCAACATGTACCCAGATTTGGGGCAAGACATCGAGGTAACCATGAAAATGGTCAAGGAAATGAACAAACCTTTGGTAGATCGGCTAGATGAAGACGGTCGATATGTTGTGTTGTTTATTCCAACCACCAAGGAAGCAACAAGAATAGAAAAAGTTGACTACAACGCCCCCTACCCACGCTATATGGCAAAAAGCGCCGATGTTTCTAAGGTTGGTCTAGGCGACTCAAAGAAAAAGCACAACATGTTTAAGGAGAAAGCTGAAGAAGAAGAGGAAGAAAGAGAATGGGTAGGGATCTTGTCTCTCTTCATCAATTTCCATCCAGACATCAAGCTTGATCCACAAGAGACGCTACTGATGATCCGTGCCCTTAACGAAGGGGCAATCAAAGTCATCACTGAGGACGGTAGATACCAATTGATTCTAGTTCCTACTACAAAAGAGGCTTCAAGAATCGAGAAGGTAGATTACGATATGCCATTCCCGAGACTTATGCCCAAAGCAGTTGAAAAGGCTAAGGTTGTACCAGCGCCATTCAGACCAGAAAAGGACGAGGAACCAGAAGACGAACCTGATGACGATGATATCAAAGATGAGGAAGAATAATGAGCTTTACTTTCTTGTGGTTTGCTGTAGCGACTATCGGCCTTACAAACATAATAGTCCATGGAAAAATTCTAGATCTGATAGGAGTGCGTCCGTGGCTTAAGGAACACATGCCGTCAGATTACTTTACGGTCTTTGAGTGTTACGAATGCACTGGATTTTGGTCTGGATTGATTTGCGGCATCTTCTTTTTGCATCCACACAATTGGTGGATGTTGCCAATGGCAGCTTGTGCCGGAAGCGTTCTATCTCAAACTTATACAGATGTGATGTATTGGCTAAGAAGCAAAATCGAGTTCGAAGTAGGTGACGATGTCGAAGAAACAGTTGGTTAAGAGGTGGTTCCTTTTTTGTGAACCATGTTCCTACAAACAAATCATTACTGCCGACAAATGTGAATCTGATACACTTGTTGAGATCAAGACCTCTCCTATACCGGGAGGAGCGCCTCGGTTAGACCCAAAGACCAAGAAGGGCAAGGATAGACCGTCCATTCAACGCAACAAGAAATTCAAGTGTCCCCAGTGTGGTCGTGGCGTTACAGCAAAGAGTTTGCCTCCAGTTTACGTCAACGCTTTCAAAGAAGTTGATGAATTGAAGAGAAAAGAGCACGATGAGCTAGAGAAGAAAAAGAGAATCGAAGATGGGAAACCTGTTAAGCATGAGAAAGATCCAGATTTTTTGGGGTAAAGCATGACAAGTGAACAAAAAGAGAAAATCAGAGAATACATTCTTGTGATGTTGGGAGCACCAGTATCTCCAATTTCGTTAAGCGAAGAAGATATTGAACAAGCTATCTCTTTCGCAATAAAAAACGGAAAAAGCATAACCCAGATCCAAGAAATTGCCATTCAAAAAGCAGAGTCAATCTTGGAAGCCAAGGAGTAGGCAATATGAAGAGAAAAGTAAACGTTCACGATATTAAACAAGCAATGCTTGATGAAAGATTTCGGTCACAGTTGCCGGATGAACTCAAGGATGATGTGCAGAAATTCCTCAAGAATCCCGGTTGTGCTTGCAATCACCCGATCTATGTCAGGGTAATGCAGAAGGCAGGATCGCAACTTGCTGAATACTTCCCCGCCAAAGAAACTCCCGAACCAGATGAGTTCGAGAAAGAGATGGATCGACTTGCCCAAAACGATTGGCAAGTGATCAATTGCCATGTTGGTGAATTGACGGAGAGACTTCGTAAACTCGGACCCGGACGGAAGCAATTAGACATTGCTCGTTGGCAAGATCAAGTCACCATTGTTGTGAACCATCTAGAAGGTGTTTACTGATCGTACTGGTTTGTGCATAGATACAAGTATGAAATCGTTTAAGAAATGGCTCGAAGCTAAAGGTGTCCCCAACACCGCCAGTATCCTCCAACAAAATAAAAAACTTGGATGGGATCTTGGGCAATCGGGTTTTCAACAACTAGATCGAGGACAACAACGACAAGATCAAGTAGGAATTTCTCCCGACGATGCCGCTTCTCAATGGCTCGATTCACCTTCAGGTCGTCTTGCGGGCGTTTATGTCAATCGGTTTATGCAAAATAGCGGATTAAGAGATAATAATGAACTGCGGCGTGAGTTAGAAAAGGCAGCAAGAGAAGAGCTAGAAAAAGAGGGCACAACAAGCTCAAAAGATGTTTTCCTTCATATGTCTGATGTTGTCAATCGGCCTCGCCTTGCAGTTCCTAAATAGTTAGATAAACCGATTTGTTCTCGGTGATCTTATCGCAACTTTCAATCATCATACGAGGATACTTGCTGTACTTCGATATATCCATTGGCCACTTGTCGCTAGAGAGCCTTCTGGCTCCGAGGATCAACGCATTCTCATAGAATTCTTTAGCTTGATCGAACTTCTTCAAGAGATGGTAGTAGACATCTGCCATTAAGCACCAGAACTCAGCCATCAATGGTCTTGCGCATAAACACAGATTGAGATTTTGCAAAGCTGGACGAAATTCCTTTTTCGACAAAAACACATAGGCGAGATAATATCTTGTCATCACAGATGACATTGACTTGCTGTCCAAGAACAGATAGTGATTCGCTATCTTAAGAAACTCATCATGTTGGCCAAGAGCCAATAAGGCAGAAGCTTGATAGTAATATGGGGCGGAGGAAAATGGCTCTCGTGATTTCCACTCCTCAATCAATTTCAAATCCTCTTTGTGATCTCTCTGGCCAATGCAGTAGAACACAACATTGGCTTCATGAGAGGTCTCTGCATCTAATCGTTCGTAGATAGGGTTGATGAATGTTCCCTCTTCCCAGAAACGAATCTCCTTGCTGATGGTCTTCTCCCGTATGATCTTAGCGTAGGAGCATTCAGAGATACTACGGGCGTGCTGGTGGCCTCTAGAGAGTATCTCCCATGGCTCCATCATCATGTTCCATCCATCCTCTGTGAGTTGATTTCTAGCCTCACTGCGGCTCATTCCAGCCAACCTACGTACCTGCACACCGTAATATTCGCAAATGTCAATGGTTTTGTCTGTGCTTCCCAGATCTCCCACTACAACTTTTGCATTCAGACTGACGATAGACTCAATCGACTTCCCCACCGTTAGCGAGTTGTTCTTCGTCAGGAGTTGTACTATCAGCATGGAATTTCCTTTGGATGAGTTCTTCGAACGCTTCTGCTTCATTGAGAAGATTGCAATTTTTGTAATGGTCAACGAGATTGCGATATGTTGCAACACTTCTAGGATTTACCTGTAATTCTGCGAAAAGGTTGGTTGGGTTCATACTACAATTAAGAAGAGTCTTGGGAAGAAAGGAATTTTTCCTGTAAATCGTTAGCCGTAGTGCAGTATATAAATAACTCTTAGCACCACACTTCGGAGGACGGCTTGGCCAGTGAATACCTTAATAACAAAACGTTTGAGTCAATAATTCAATCTTTCCAATTCTACAAGCGACAACAAGCCAAATGCGAACTGATTTGGCTTGATCTAGAAGAAACCCACAAGCGTCGTCGCAAGAAGCACCGAGACAATCAGAAGAAAGCGGCATTAGAAGAGAGTCGCAAGAACTACAAAGAAGCTTGTGCGAAATTCAAGGACTTCCAAGAGCAATTAGCTTATGCTTTCTACATTCTATCCGAGAATATTGCTAATTGGGCGAAGTTCAGCGGCATCGATATAGATGACGCAATACAGGAAGGGGTTCTTATTTGCTTTGAGAAAATCGATAGATTTGATCCTCGCAAAGGCAAGGCGTTCAACTACATGAGCACTTGTATCCTGAACCATTTCCGTCAATTATACCGAAGTGCCAGAAACTACAACGAATTAAAGAAACGATACCTTTGTTTCCTGCAAGAGAGATTCGAGAATATAGTAATAAGAAATGGTCGAGAAAGATCAAACAATTATTCAAGAAACCATCTTGAATAAGAATCTTTTATGTGGTATGATCGTATGTATATGAATAAATCTAGCGGTAGTCCAGTTCATGCAATTGAAATGGACGAGATTATACAAAAATTGAAAAAACATGGATACACAGACATAGTGCAATGTCTTCTTGATCACGAGAACGACTGTTATACTAAAAAAGGAAGACTTAATAAAAGTGCTACCACTCGGAAAATGGGGTGGAAGAGTAAGCAACTTGAGGACGCCTTGAAGAGTATGCGGGAACTTCTCCAAGAAGACCTTGGTGTAGAAGAAACTGAAGAAGAAGAATAGTCTATTCTACATATGCTCTTGCGTATCTTAGTACAATGTCACAGGTGACTATTCCAGAATCTCCCATATCGAGAGTCTGGAAGTTGGCTGATTGTAGCCATACGTCTTCCCACACCCATCTCTCTACTAGTTCTCCACATCCATCGTACATTCGCAGTATGGCTTCTTTGATGAAGTCATTCCTGTTTGGTTCACGGAATGTTCCAAGTTGAGGAGTGTAAAGTTCCCTGATCCACATGAACACTGGATGTTGATTGTAAACCAGATCATATAACGTGAGAGTAACTGGTTTCCAATCTGGCTTAGCTGGATAGTAAACATCTTCGTTGAAATGTCGAACGCTCATTTCTTTGAATTGCAGGTTTGGCCTAGCGCCCTTTTCTGGCGGCAAGACTCTAGCTCCTTCTCCAGAGGACTCATCTGGTGTCACATCCGGGATTGACAATAACCAACGGAACTTCCTCTTACAGTAGAGTCCTTTTTCAAGACCGAATTGAAGTCCCATCTTTGCCATGTTTTTTGTCCTTTACGAAAAAAGGCGGCGGAACTATCCGCCGCCTTCTATTAGAGTGATTTCCGCATTATTTACTCTACAGCTTCAGCACCAGCACCACAAGGAGTACAGCAAGGATTGATTTCAAATCCGGGACATTCATTGAGGTACTCAACGCTGGAGTAACGCAAAGTCAATTCAATGGTAGCTTCATCTGAGCTAGCATAGTCCAAGTCTCCAAAATTAACACCTGTTGGCCACACATCCTTAAGTGTCCATGTTTCCAAACTCGTTCCGCATCCATCATAGAGCTTGATTACTCCAGTGGCGGAATAATCTACCCTCGACGAGCCCTGCTTCAAGCCGACTGGATCGGTAAAGTCATATACCGATGCAAGCCAACGGAACAGTGCTCGTGATTCATTAGTGGCTACATCGATATAGGTCACAGTGATGGTTTCCCACGCAGCCTTACCCGGAATCCATGTCTTGGCGTTAAGGAAGTTCACTTCTGTCTCTTCAATAGACAAGTTGGGTCTTGCAGCCAGTTTAACATAATGCTTCGGGACATGGTCGCCGCCGCATATATCGAATAATTCAAAAGTGTATCGGAACTTTCTTTTGAATACTAGATTGGAAAACCCTAGTTGTCCAATTCCCATAGGGATAGCCATAATTACTCCTTAGTTTTTCTTAAGCTCCACAGCCACTACAGCAAGCTGTCGGTGTGAACTCTGGACAGTAAGATCTGTAGACCACGTCTGAATATCGCAAAGTAAGCTCAATCGTGGCTTCTTCGGAACTGGAATAATCCATATCTCCAAAGTTGATAGCCTGTGGCCACATGTGCTGCATTTGCCATCCTTCAAGTAGGACTCCGCATCCATCATAAAGATTCAGAACACCAGAGGCATCCCAATCTCTTTTGTTGCCCATCTTGAGATGAACAGGATCGGTGAAGTCATATGTTGAAGCCATCCAATTCCAAAGAGTCTGCATTTCTGCGTGGGCGGCATCAATGTAGGTTACTGTAATTGTTTCCCACGAAGCCTTGCCCGGAATCCATGTCTTGGCATTGAGGTGGTTGATTTCTGTTTCCTCAATGGTCAAGTTCGGACGTGATGCAATTTTTACAAAGTGTTCGGGAACTACATTGTTTTCGTTTTGGCAGAAACCAAAGATTTCAAATGTCCAACGAAACTTGCGCTTGAATACAACATCGGGTTGTCCGATAACGCCAATTCCCATAGGTTTTCTGTTGTCGTGTGACATGTTTACTCCTATTAGTTACAAATCCTATCCACCACAACCTGTACAACAAGGTGTTGGGTTCGGGCCACAAGTGCCCACATAGGTTACTTCTGAATATCTCAATGTCAATTCAACTGTCGCTTCTTCAGAATTAGCATAATCAAGATCGCCAAAGTTGATCGACTGTGGCCAAGCTGATTGCATCAGCCAATATTCAAGTGGGTCTCCACAACCATCATACATGGTTAGTAGAGCTTGACCGGCCCATCCAGCTTTTTCACTTTGCTTCAATGTTACTGGGTTGGTAAAGTCATAAACAGTAGCAATCCAGCTATACAATCCTTGCATTTCCTGATCTGGAACATCGACATAGGTTACCGTGATCGGTTGCCATCTGCCTTTGCCCGGAACCCAAGTCACACCATTAAGGAAGTTCAGTTCTGTTTCTTCGATATCTAATTGAGGTCTGGCCGCAACTTTAACGTAATGTCGTGGCACAAACCCGCATGGCGTGGAGATTTCCAATGTATATCTAAACTTCCTCTTGAGGATGATATTAGGCGCTCCAAGCTTGCCAATTCCCATCTGCATGGCTTACCTCTTCTTGAAATGTTGTCTCTTGGGGTCGAACTAGGTGCTCAGCCCCAAGAGACATCTTGACTTTATTCCGTTAGAACGGGACTTCGGTGTCGTCAGCGAAGCTGCCTGTTCTGTGGATCGAGAATTCGATGAAAATGAACTCTGCCGCTCTAATTGGCTGGACGCCAACTCGGGCACGCATCTCGTTTCTGTCGATAACGTCGGGTGGGTTCAACTCTTCGTCACATTTGACTCGGAAGTCACTGACTCCACGACCGACTTGAATCTCCTGAAGGATGGCCGTTGCGATTCGGACAAACTTCTGTCGGAGGATTTCGTCGTGTGGATCGAAGAGGAGTTGTCTAGAGGCCGAACGAATTCTCTTCTCGATGACGAACATCAATCTTCGGACGTTCACTCTGTCAAGAGCCGTAGGTCGTCTTTGAAGAGTCTTCTGACCCCAAACCACAAATCCTTGGAAATCTACAAATTGAACGATTGGGTTGACGGCATTTCTATAGCCATACATCAAATCTCGTTCCTCAAGGGTTGGACGTGAGAACACGTCCGTAATACTCGGTACAACACCTCGTGTTACGCCAGCGGGGGCATACCACGGAGCGGATAGTTGATCGGATCGAGCGATAGTCGCCATAATCGATCCTGCGGGCGGTGCCCAAACATCAACTCTGTTGTAATTGTCTCGCAGTTTTACCCATGGCCAGTACAGAGCACCAAAGTCGTTGTCGAATCTGGTGGTGTTCAGTGGGTGACTGCCGTTTTGCCAATCGACGATCTCGCCGACTGTCAATCCAAACGGAGGATCGATGATTGCCAAACAATCCATTCGGACGTTCTGGCAGAGAGACAACAGAGCGGTAACAACTGCTGTACTGGAGTGACCCGGAACTGCGATCAAGTCAATGTCGATCTGTTCTGGTTCGCTCAAAGCGTAC